CATCTCTATGACGTTTGCCATCCTTGTACCATTCCTGCCTACCATCTGCATGAATCATAGCAGGCTTGTCTCCATCTCTGTGAAGTTTGCCATCCTTGTACCAATACTGAGTACCATCTATACTAATCACAGCAGGTTCATCGCCATTTCTGTGGATTTCACCTCTAGCATTTTTAAAAATGAAATCACCAAAATTATCGTCTAACTTAGACGATAACTTGTCATAATATTTTAATTTTTCAGGATTTGTATGTAGTTTGTATAAATTCATTTGATTCGTCTTCCATCAACCCACCATTCCTGTGTATCATTTGCCAAAATTACAGCAGGCTTGCCATGATCCCTGTGTCGTTTGTCGTCCTTGTACCAATACTGACTACCATCTTCCAAAGTCGCAGCAGGCTTGTCTCCATATCTGTGAAGTTGGCCATCTTTATACCAATACTGACTACCATCTGCATAAATCGCGGCAGGCTTATCTCCATCTCTGTGAAGTTGGTCATTCTTGTACCAAAACTGGCTACCATCTGCACTAATTACAGCAGGCTTGTCTCCATCTCTGTGAAGTTTGCCATCTTTATACCAATACTGACTACCATCTGCATGAATCGCGGCAGGCTTGTCTCCATCTCTGTGAAGTTTGCCATCTTTATACCAATACTGACTACCATCTGCCAAAATTACAGCAGGCTTGTCTCCATCATTATGAATTCTACCTCTAGCATTTTTAAAAAACAAAGCACCATCATCATCTAACTTAAACGATAACTTGTCATAATATTTTAATTTTTCAGGATTTGTATATAATTTATATAAATTCATTTGATCCGTCTTCCATCAACCCACCATTGCTGAGCACCATTTGCCAAAATTACAGCAGGTTTGCTATGACCCCTGTGTCGTTTACCATCCTTGTACCAAAACTGAGCACCATTTGCCAAAATTACAGCAGGCTTGTCTCCATCTCTGTGAATTTGGCCATCCTTGTACCAATACTGACTACCATCTGGATGAATCACAGCAGGCTTGTCTCCATCTCTGTGAAGTTTACCATCCTTGTACCAATACTGGTCACCATTTGCCAAAATTATAGCAGGATTGTCCCCATCCCTGTGGAGATTGCCATCCTTGTACCACTCATGACTACCATCTACACTAATCACAGCAGGTTCATCGCCATTTCTGTGGATTTCACCTCTAGCATTTTTAAAAATGAAATTACCAGAATCATCATCTAACTTAGACGATAACTGATCATAATATTTTAGTTTTTCAGGATTTGTATGTAGTTTGTATAAATTCATTTGATTCGTTTTCCATTAACCCAAAATTCTTCCCTACCATTTTCCCAAATCACAGAAAGTTTGTCTCCATCTCTGTGCTTTTTCGCCGCCCTTGTACCAATACTGACTACCATCTGCATAAATCACAGCAAGCTTTTCACCGTCATTGTGGGTTTGACCTTTAGCGTTCCTAAAAATTAAAGAACCAGCACTATCTAATTTAGACGATAACCGATTATAATATTTTAATTTTTCATGATTTGTATATAGTTTATAAATGTTCACTTACTATTAATTTTTTAATTTAAACAAAATATTTTTCAGATATCCTTCATAAAAATCATGCAATCTTGCTTGCAAAACTTTTTTTTGTTTACCATCAAGATACGATATGAAAGCTGCCTCTGGTAATTTGTATATAATCTTTTGAAATTCTTTAAAAGATGAACCAACTTCATTTTTTATAACCATTTCTATAGCATTTTCGATAGATGTTATTTTACTATGTAAACCGGTATTGCTTTTTTCTTTTTTCAATTCTTCAACTTGTTTATATAAGTCTCCCAGTGAATTCTTAAAAGCCAATATTAAGTTGTCATATTTTTCATTGAAAGATGCAGGATCATTTACGATTTTTTGTTTTTCGTGAGATGTCAATTCATCTTCCGAAACATCTTCAAAGGAGTGGTGGTGAATAATATATTGTTTTAATTTTTCTACTAATCTATTAAAATTTTTTTTGTTAGTTATAATGTGATGTATATTTTCTCTTTTTAGTTCTTCATCTGTTGATATTTGAATTAAATTTTCATTTGTATCTTCGGTAGGAGAGTTAGTAATTTTAATTACTAAATTTTTGAACCTGCTATCTTTAATTAGTTGTCCTACGTTAAAACTGATATGATCATCTTCTCTTTCAACATGGCTATTATCTATCATGTCGTGGATTTTATGAGCTATAAGAATTGCTTGGTGGTCAATGGCATCTAAATTTTCTACTAGTAAAAATTGTTTGAATCTCATACCTAAATCTCTTTTTTATTATTTATTAATAGAATAAAATTTAGGTTTTTTAATCACACTAATATAAATAATAGTAACCGATAGGAGAAGTATAATGGCATTAATTACAGACTTTGGTGTAACACCTAGCGATGCAGGTATTTTACACCCTAAGCAAAGAAATAAGTGGAAAGTCACATTCATTGGGGTCGGCGGTGGCCGAGGCACCGGGGGCGGGGGTTTGAATGCACAAGGTCTCACCGTCCAAGCAGTTACAACCGATAGACCACAATTAGAATTCGATCAAGTACAATTGGATCGTTATAACTCAAGAGCTTGGGTGGCTGGTAAACACTCATGGCAACCACTCAATATGACATTTGAAGATGATATTGGCGGTGAAGTTACGCAGATTATTCAAGAGCAGTTAGAAAAGCAACAAGCGTTAATAGCTCCGGGTTCAGGTAGAGTTTTGAATACTGCGCGTGCTGGTCAGGATTATAAGTTTGCAATAAGACTAGATATGCTCGATGGTGATATCGGAGTGATTGAATCTTGGGCTATTGAAGGTTGCTTCTTGGCGAATGTTAACTATGGTGATCTTGATTATAGCACCGGGGAAGCTGTAAAGATCAGCTTGACTGTAAGATATGATCATGCAAGACAATTGAATCTTGGTGTTGCTGGAAACGCAACTGGCGGCCCCGCTGGATTTTAAATTCCTGTATAAGCTGCAAAAAGCCCCCTTTTGGGGGCTTTTATTTTTTGATAAATAAATTATATGAACAAACAAGTATTAAACAAATTACAAGAATTATTTTTTAATTCTTCTGAAGAAGAATTTAATAATTATTTAAACTCTTTAAGAAATCCTAATATTTTAATACAACCAACAACTTTTTTAAAACCACAAGAATTAACATTTTTATCACCTGAAAGATATAATCTTTATATTATAGATCAGGGTGATGGCCCAATAGGAAAAGGTCTTTCCAGTTTAGAAGTAGTGAGTTCTGAGTTAGTAGGAATTAATAGAAATAGTTTAGCTTTTTTTGATAAAACAACAAAATTGAATGTAAATCAAATTAGAAACTCAACTAATACACAATTACAAGAAATTATAATTAATGAAATCAGTATGACGGAACACTTTTTATATGGTTTAGAAAATGGAAGCCCGCAGGTTGTGGATTTTTTAAAAAATGTAAATAATATTATGAAGGTTTTAAAGGTTGGTCGTTTTAAGAAAAGCAATTTTATAACTCCTACCTTAGACATAAGCAAGAAACTTATAAAATTTAATATAAGTAAGGCAGGTGTATAATGGCACAGTATTGGATGTTAAATAAAACTAATCTAGTTCCTAATGTTGGCGTCCCGAATGTAGCGATTCCTGACAACATGGTATCTACTGAAATTCCAAAATTGAAGTTCAATTTTACTGTTCAATTTTTTCCGAGAATTAATATATTTCCAGAGTTAGGCAATTTAGATGCAGAATATATGATGTTTCAATTAAAATCCGCTACCAGACCATCTCCTCAAGTCAATTTAGAAGACGTAAATTTTTATAACTATAGATCAAAAATTGCAACAAGTGTAAAATATGGCAGTGTAACAATATCATTCTATGACGATCCTTTAAATAGAGCACATAATTTATTTAAAAAATATTTCGAACTGATAAGCCCAATAACATCTAGAACAAGAGAGCAAACGGATTCTCTAGATAGACAGGGATTTTCTGGAGCAGCTTCTATAGGAAGTTTACCAGATAACGCCAGAAATGGCATTTTCAGGGCCTTGGCGGTAGGGCAACAATATCAAGTTGCAGGGAAATATAAAGAAACAATATATAACTATTTGAATCCAAAAATTGAACAGGTAGATTTACAAGAATTAGATATGTCAATGTCAGAGCCATGTATAGTCAGTTTAACATTTTCATATGACGGGGTGAATATTATAGAAAGGTAATTATGAAATTTAGACAAGATTTTTACAAAATTAAACATCCCGAAAAATATATCGGCGATGTTAATAAAATTTTTTATAGATCGTCATATGAGCTTACAGCCTTTCAATTTTTGGATAATAATCCAAATGTTAAAAAGTGGGGCAGTGAAATTATCGCCATACCGTATTTAAAACCAACTGCGGACGGTTCATTTAAAAAAGCTAATTATTTTCCTGATTTATATGTTGAATATGTTGATAGGAATAATAATTATATAAAAGAAATCTTTGAAATTAAACCAGAAAAGCAAACAAAACCCTCTAGTGCCAAGCGACAAAAAGTTAGGGTAGCTGAAAATTTTACATATATGGTAAATCAAATGAAGTGGGATGCTGCACAAAAGTGGTGTAATGCTAGAGGTATAAAGTTTAGCATTATTGCAGAAAAGTCTTTATTTGGTAAATGAAAAGATAAATAATTAATATGAAAAGGATTAACAAATGAAACATTTGAAAGAAACTGATGGTGGATTTATTGGTGCTAGCGACATCGCAGCAAATCTTGATAGAGTACAAGGTATGCGTAGACGTGAAATGCGCTCAAGTGTCGCCGATTGGCGCTCTTCAGTTGCGCATGACAAACAATCTAAAATCGCAACAGAACCTGAACATGTAATACGAGCTAGAAAAAATCTAGAAATTCTGAAGCAGAAGAAACGCGAACAAGCTAGGATGAATAGTCCAAAAGAAAGATTTAAGTCGTTTATTGCTAGAACTGCAACTTCTGCAAAGGATGCAGTTAAAAAACGCTTTCAAATTTCAGAAGCATTTAACATGCAAGACGTTGTTTCTAGATTGAAAGGTTTTGAAAATAAGAGCTACGAAGACACCGTAACTTATGGTGTTGAAGATGATGATGGCAACATAATGAAAGTTACCGTGAGAGCTGAACAAGCTAAAAAGTTTGAGCAAAGAATGGCTGAAGAACTGGCAGTTATAAAAACTTTCGTTGACGGTTTAAGTTTGAATGGGGAAGATAAAAATACAAATAGAGATGCTGGTAAATCTATAGCAGAATTGCTATATAATTTAAAAAACGAATTTGATATTGTAGATGTGGAATTTCCTGAAATACCATCAGATGTAATTTATAATACTGATAAAGCTACATATAATGCCCAAGATAGTATTGAATCTAGTGACCTTGAAACAGATGAAGAAATGTCAGATCAAGGTGTAGAAGATTTTAAAGATGAAGATTCTGCTCTTCCGGGAGAAGAATCAGAGGAAGTCAACTCAGATGACCTCGATTCTGCTGAAAACTTTGAAGAACCTTCAACTGCACCTTCAACCGATAGTGATATAATACAATCAGTTTTAAGCATGTTAAAAGCAGAGGCAGAAGCCCGAAAGGCTGGATATGAAAAAGAGGCTGAAGAATATAGAGCTAGACAAGCAGAATACACGTATAAACTTGCAACTCATACTGCCAGCCAACAGGAAGAAATGGCTCAAATAGAAGCAGAAATGGAACGACAAAAAGAAAAAGAAAAAGAAGCTAAAAAATATGCAGATATTGCAAAGTTTAGAGTTCAGAAAATGAAATCAACCAACGAGTCTGTTGTAGATAAAATTTTTGAAGTCGAAAGTCTTGAAAGTGTCGCAAGTCTGATGAGAATGAAGCAAGCTCTAAGAAGTCAGTTTGCTGTTTCACCGACCGACACCCCACAAGATAAAGCATTTAAGATGGCATCCTTTAGGGATGCTTCGGCTGAATTAGACATGAGAATTAGACGTGCTAGACGTAGTGAGCAATTTAATTCTTTAAAGGCTAAAAAAGAACAACAAGAAGCTTTGAAGAATAAAAGACAACAAGATATGTTGGATAAGAAGCAACAACCACAGCCAGCTCAAAATCAAAAAATGGAATAATAATGCACATCTATGAAGTTTTATATGATTGTGAACCTTGTAATATAGGACAAATCGATGAAGCAGCACCTAGAGTAACTAGGCAGATGCGTAGATACGGAAATACTTTAAAGATGCAATTTAGATGTAACTTTGGAGATAAAAAAGGTAGATTAGTTTCTAATCCTTCAAAATGTGGGATAAAGAAAAATCCATTAAAAGTTAGGGCTGGGGTAAAATCATCCAGAATAAAAAAACTAATAAGAATTAGGAAATCTAAATTTACAAAATCAAAAGCCGCATCTAAGCGTTTGGTTAGAATAAACAATTGGTTAGGTAGAAAATGAAATTTAACTCTTTATCTGAACTCTTAGAGTTTGTAAATAATTCAGAATTTGATACATCAGAATATGATTTTTATATCAATAAAAAAGAAAATAATCAATGTGCAGAGAATGTTCGTAAAATCTCAAATTTTAAAAGGGTCGAATTAGATTTTCCTTCTGGTAAAAAAGAATATAATGCAACTTTAGGTGATAAAAACGTTTTATATGTTGAAAGTTTTGAATCTATCCCAAATCTATGTGGGAGCGGTAGTTTTATTTTTGATGGTAGAAAAATAAATTGTAATATTTGTGAGTTTGAAAATAATACTAAAGTCAGCTTAGACGTTACGGTAGACGGTGTATCACAAAATAAAGAGTTTTATCTTGCCTATATACATGAAAGGATAGATGAAAACTTAATTACTTTGAAAAATGAAAATTAAAAGCCCGTTTTTTGTTATTGAAAATTTTATAGAACCTTTAACATGCGAAGATATAATTTCTAGATTGGATCACACTGTACCAAACTATAATTCATCTGGAAAGCCAGAAAAAACTATAAAGTTTAACAGGCTTACAGAAATAAGGTTATTACCTTCTTTAGAAATGATAATTCCAGATTTGGAAACATATTATGGCTATCAACATAAAGGTCTTACCGGCTTCACTTTTGAATGGTATCCGCAGGGATTTCAAGGTGATAGACCTCGTTGTGAAAATAGTGAATATATTGATAAGAGATGGACTAGAGTAAACAACAACGATTTTTGTGGTTTGATCATATTAAATGAATATAATGATAAACCTCCATTTGACCCATATTTTGAAGTTAATGGAGGAAAAATCAATTTTCCAAATCATAAGTTTTCTTTTAATCCAAAACGTGGTACGCTAATTGTTTTCCCCGGAAATGAAAACTTTTTAAATTTTGTAGGGCAAGTCAAAAACGGAGATTTGAATTTGATTAGATATCATATTACGGCTGAGAAACCGTATAGGTACGATATCAAAAACTTCCCCGGAGACTATAAAAGCTGGTTTAGCTAAACTTTAATAGTCCTCGGGATTAAAGCGAGGACTATTATGAAATATTTAATAACAATTTTTTTATTGTTTTGTAATTTGGCATTTGCTGACCAGATTACAAAAGAAGAAACCATAAAAAATTTAATAAAAGAACAAAGAGATAGAAATTTAAATTTCAATCTAAAAGAATATGAGTTTGAATTAACAGAACTAGAATGTTTAGCCTTAACTGTATACCATGAGGCTAGGGGTGAGGGCGAGACAGGGATTAAGGCAGTTGCTTTTGTTATTCATAATAGAGTAACGCTTTCTAGAAGAATGAAAAGCCAAGGCGCTCAAAAACCCTATTGGGGTGTCACATACTGTGATACTGTGTATCAAGATAATCAATTTTCATTTATAAATGATAATAAAAATGATAGTGTTCTGTACTTTCATGATTATGAGAAAATACTTAGAATCTGTTATGATTTAATGTATAATGGCGGTTTTTTATTAGAAAAATCTCCCGTTGGAAAATCTTATTTTTTTCATTCTCTTGAAAAACCAAAAGATTGGATGTATCATAGTCATTATGATTATGTTGCCACATTAGGCAACCACCATTTCTTTACCTTTAAAGGAGAAAACTGATGGCTAAAGATAATAATTTTACACTTCCTTCTTCAGAAGCAGATAGAAAAAAGATTAAAGATGCAATACATGAGATAGTTGCTGCAATGTCGTTTATCGACGACAAAAAATCTTTCATCAATGATGTAGTTTCTTCTTTAAAGGAAGATTATAACATGCCTAAAAATCTGACCAAGAAGATGGCTAATATTGTTTATAAACAGTCTTATGAAGAGGTCACAGCAGAAATTTCTACACTAGAATTGACATATGAAAATCTCTTCAAAACGGATAATCAGTGATGTATATATCTGCCGATTTATCAAGGGATCGATCTAAGGTCATAGTTTGGGAACGGCATGAGAGCAATAAACAGCGCGTTGTAAAGTATTACGACGCGCCGTATTATTTTTATGTAACTGATGAAAATGGGAAATATGAAGATATTTTTGGTCAAAGATTGACAAAATTAGAATACCCGTCATCAAAAGCCTTTTGGGACGCTACTCAAAATAATAAAAATATGGGTGTTTTAATGTGGGAATCTGACATACCTCCAGAGTACAAAATACTCTCTGAGAAGTATGTTAAACAACCAAAAGCCAAACTAAACATAACCTTTTTTGATATTGAAACAGATTATGACAAGGAAATTGGTTATTCCGATCCATCAAATCCCTATGCTCCTATAAATGCAATATCTTTATATAAAAAGTATGAGGATAGGATGCTTGTATATGTCGTACCGCCAGATAAATCGATCAAATCTGTACCAGAAGATATTTCTCTGCTTGGTGAAGTTCATTTGTGTAAGGATGAAAAACATCTACTATTAAAGTTTCTAGATGAGATTGAAAATACTGATCTCATTAGCGGTTGGAATAGTGAATCATTCGACATACCATATATCTACGAAAGAATAAAAAAGAACTTTGGTGATAACTTTGCTAATAAACTTTGCTTTCCAGAAGCTAGGGCACCGTACTATAAAGAAGTAATGGATAAAAACGGTGCAAAAAAACAAGCCTTAGTCTTAAGTGGAAGAATTCATTTAGACTTGATGCTTATTATGCAGAAATTTGAACCTAAAGAGAGAGATTCTTTTGCTCTCGAAAATGTGGCTCAAGAAATATTGAAAGATATGAAAAAGCTGGAATACAGCGGTTCATTACATGATTTATACCGTAAAGATTTTTGGTTCTTTGTTAGATATAACTTGAGAGATAGTGAAATCCTTAAAGAGTTAGAAAGTAAAAAAGGTTATATTTCTCTAGCCATAACTATGGCTCAAATGGATTCGTGCCCAATAACTGATGTAATGGGTACAATTAAATTAACAGAAATGGCCGTTGTTAATTACTGTCACCATACCTTGAATAAAATCGTACCAGATTCACCAAAAAATGCAGGATTTTCCGATGGAAAATTCGGTGGAGCTTTCGTGATTTCCCCGCAAATCGGAGAGTTTTCATGGATTGCCACTATAGACGTTAATTCACTATATCCTTCAACAATGAGGACTTTAAATATCAGCCCAGAAGTAATAGTAGGTCAATTTTCTAATAAAAATGAAGATTTCGAGCATATAAAAAACGGAAGTCCATTTGAAATTACATTAGAATTTGACAGAATAGGAAAACGTATAACAAAACCTGCAAATGAATGGAAAGATATCTTCATCAATAATGGATGGGCAGTTAGTGGTTTCGGTACGGTTTTTAACCAGAATAAGATGGGTATAATTCCAGCACTGTTGACCCAATGGTTTGCAGAAAGAAAGAAGTTTAAGAAAATATCTGGTGAAGCTGAAAAGAAATATCTAGAACTGAAAGATATTGATGCAGAGGCAGCCAAGACATATTATGATGAATATAGATTAAATGATCTTTTACAACAAACGTTAAAACTTAAACTCAACAGCACATATGGTGCATGTGGAAATAAATTTTTCAGATTCTATGATGTTAGATTGGCTGAATCAACTACTAAAACTGGTATCCAAGTATTAATGCACATGGCTAAGATGGTAGGAAATATCTTACTAGAAAAACCGGAATTTCCTAATGATGCTGTTATATATGGAGATACAGATAGTATTTTGTTCAAAACTTATGCTGAAAACAAAAAAGAAGCGATAGCTGTAGCTACTTACATAACAAATGAGATCAACAATTCTTTTCAGAAATTTGCAAAAGATTCTTTTTGTGTAAAGGATGAATATTCTAAATTATTCGCAGTTTCACAAGAAGTCATATCAGATAAGGGTTTTTTCATTAACGGTAAGAAAAATTATATGCTTCATTTAGTTATGAAAGACGGCAATCCTGTAGATGATATAAAAGTTACAGGTTTGGCTATTAAGAAAACAACAATACCAAAACCAATTAGAGAAAAACTAATAAAAAGTTTGGAAAGATACTTGAAGAATGAAGCATGGGATAATATTGGAATTGATCTTTTAGAATACAAAGAAAATCTTCTTAAGAATGGTTCATGTGAGATTTTGGGCCTACCTAAAAAGATCAAAGGTTTAGAGGAATATGTTGAGAGATACAACATTGATAATACTATTACGCTTCCCGGCCATGTTAGAGCTTCAATGTTTTGGAATAAATGTTTAGAAACTTATGAAGATAAGATATCATTTAAAATTAAGTCTGGAATGAGAATAAAAATATACTACTTTAAAAAGCCAATTGGTAAAGATAAAAGTATTGCTATACCTGTAGATTTAGAAGTTATTCCAGACTGGTTTTTACAAAACTTTTGGCCTATAATAGACAAAGATAAGCAAATAGAACGATTGATCGATAAACCAATGACTTCTATATTGAAGGCGTTAAGAAAAACAATTCCAACAAGAACAGATTTATTAATTGAGGATGCTTTTGAATGAATACCTTGTTACCAGAATATTTAAATATCATTAAAGAAACAGCAGAGATTTGTAATAGGCTAGGATTTGAAGAATTTGTAATTGATAAAGAATCTAGAAGAGCAGTAAATAAATCTGCCATCATGTGTACTCCTAATATTTCAGATTTCAACTTAAATCTAGGTATTACTAGAATACAACTATTTTTAAATAGAATGAAAACTATAGAGTCTATAAATCCTAAAACATTTGAAATTATGTACGAAAATTCGGACAGAGGGTATGTAAAAAAAATTATTTTTAAAAATAAAAAAACTTCAATTGACTTTTCATGTGCTGACCCGAATAACATTAAAACTTATAGAACTGCAAAAGACCCGATGTATTTTGAGATAACTGTAACTGAAGAATTACATGCATTATTGTCTTCAATTAGAGCCATAATGGCTGGTGAGAAAAATTTTCATTTGACATTAGAAAAAGGCAAAGCGAAGGTTTTCAGCATAGATAGTACAGGAGATTCAGCATCGACAGATATATCAGATTTTATAGAAAAGTTGCCGAATTGTGATAAAGATTCTTTTGCATTTTCATATTCATTAGATATTATTTTACCATTACTAACACAAAATATAGGTAAAAAAATACAAATCTCTAAAAGAGGTTTCTGGAAAATGGATGGAGGCGGTAACACTTTTTATATTGTACCGGGAGTTTAATATGATTAAAAAATATTTAAAAAAATTAATTGCAAGAGAGGTAAAAGCACAAGTTGAAGAAACATTACCTTCTGCTATAAAAGCATACGTTGATAAAAATATTCAAGAGATTATACCTGTTGTTAAAAAAATTGAGATTGAAAATGTAAAGTTATCAGATACTCCTTGGATTAATATCACAAGTGAAAAGTACGATCCAGAAGAGGGCATATTTCAATTAGAAATGGACTGGAATGATAAATTTATAGAAGAGTTAAAAAAGGCTGGTTTTACTGCTGCAAAAGATGAAGATATTGTTAGAATGTGGCTAGCAAGCTTAACCAGAGTTTATTGATATGAAAAAGTTTTTGATTATTGATGCTAGTAACATCATTCATAGAGTATTCAGAGCGCACATTAAGGATAAGGAAGATATTTTATTAGGGATGTGCATCCATTCTTTTATGCACGTATTAAGTAAATATTACTACTCTCATCATCCAGACGATATTGTAGTAGCTTTTGACTCAGAAAAAAGTTCATGGAGAAAAAAATATACTCTTTCCAAAGAAGCTAAAACTTATAAACAATATAAAGGTAATAGAAGGAAAAACTTAACTGAGTCAGAACTTAAAAAATACGAGGCTTTAGATAAATTAATTTTAGATATAAAAAATATTTTGAAAACACAGACTTCTCTGCTAGTTATAGAAGGTGAAGAACTGGAAGCTGACGATATGATTGCAGGATTTGTCCAATTACAAGAAGATCATAAATGTATTATTGTGTCGGCAGATAATGATTTTATTCAATTAATGCGTAATCCAAATGTAACTCTTATAAATCCTATAGATGACAAACCTATGAGTTTGAAGGAATGGGATTTTAACGCAGATTATTTTATGTTTGAAAAGTGCATAAGAGGTGACGCCGGAGACAATGTTATGTCTTCTTACCCGAGACTTAGAAGTAATAAAATAAAAGAAGCTTTCTATGATGAATTTAAAAAACAAAACATCATGAATCATGAATTTTTGGTGGAATATCTAGACGATGATGGAAAATTAATCTCAAAAAAATATAAAACTTCTATAATATTTGAAGAAAATCAATTACTTATGAATTTACAAATGCAGCCAAAATATATTAAGAAAAAAATATATGAGTCGATCTATACATGTATGGAGAAACGAGGCACCTTTTCTATATTCAAATTCTTGAAGTTCTGCGGAAAATATGATTTGAAAAGCGTTGGAAAAAACATCAATAAGTTTATTCCAGTTCTAGCCATCAAGACTCATTAGTTGGTGGTTTCCAGTCATTCCATTTTCTACCAGTAGAGGTGTACAAACCGAATATACCAGCAGATAGGCCAATTATAGTAGTAACAAAGGCCGATTGTGCTGCAGTTGGTCCACCAACTACATCTGTGGTAGTACATGCAATTGAAGCGGCCTTACCGAGTTCTACTCCTTGCTTCAACAATACTTCGATTGTATTTGCATCACAAGACTGTTTGATGTACGTAGGTATATTTTTGTACCATAAATACAATTCGACTACTAGCCAAGAATATCCAATAAGGATTAATCTAGGAACTACACGCCATGCATCAAATGCTTCTGCTAATAGTAAAGATGTTCTTCTTAAGTTCATAACTATTATTTATAATAATGACTGAAAAAAGCCAAAAAATAAAAGATTCATTTGAAAGATATAAGAAAATGAAACCGCTTTTCAGGCAAAAGCGAAGAGGCAGACCTAACTATTGTATGCCATTTCAAGATGCGCGAAAGATTGTACGTAAAGAAGCTTTATCTTCTGTTAGTGACTATATCTCTTGGTGGAAAATCAATAGACCTTCTAGAATCCCTAAAAGACCTGATAGAACATATCATAAAGAATTTATATCATGGGGAGATTTCTTAGGGGTTAATAATGAATTTGTTTTTAAAAGACAAACATATTTACCATACGATCAAGCCAAAAATTTATTAAAAAAATTAAATATAAAAAGTATTGAGGATTGGCGTAATATTTGTAGAGAAAATAAAATTCCAAAGGGTATTCCCAGAAGACCTGATAATGTATATGGTAAGCGAGGCGAATGGGTTTCGTGGAGAGACTTTTTAGGTTATAGTATTGACAGTAAAATTGATTTTGCAAAAACAAACAAATCACTATTGACAATGGTAAAGTATCCAGATAGACCAAATAATATTATTACAATATTGACACTTAATGAAATTAACTTTAGGCAACTTAAAGAAGATGTTTTAATGACCGGTGGTAAGATAATAAAAACCTATATTGTTAACATGAATGGAATTTGGAAGGATGAACTTAGGAAATATTGCTCACCTTATAACACAGGATTTACAAACGAATATATTGTTCATGATGCGATAGGCTTATTCGAGTTTTTTAGAGATAATTGTTCCGAGTACGAGTCTGTGCTTTGATTATATTTTCAGCAACTTCAAGTACCGGGATATGTATCCCCCTGCCAATCTCTTTAAACTCGGAATAACTTAACCACTTGGTTTCCCCAGTTTCAAATGTGAAATTTGAAAATTTCTGTGGATTTCGGATTTTCGCAATGTAGATGTAAGTTCGACCTAAAAATTCGCCTAAGAAATCTAATTTTATTATATTTTCTTCTAATAACCCCAGTTCTTCAAATCCTTCTCTTAGAGCAGCTTGTTTTGGATTTTCATATTTTTCTATCCTACCCTTTGCGATCTGAAAGCGATCACCGCCATAAACTGGAGACGATGGTTTCATTAAATAATATTTTATAGTATTATCTTCTATGTAATAAGGTAAAATACCTGCTCTGTATATCTTCATATTAATTATGTATTATACTGCGCTCACGAAAAATTTTATATTCTAAATAATTTTAGATTGTATAGGAGAAAAAATATGAATAACAATCAAAAATATAACCATGTTAGATTTTTAAAGGTTGGAAAATCTACAATGGCCGAGGAAGTTTTAATTTTAGCAGAAGATGCAAATAATGTCTATTTCATTCGCACAAACGAATTGGATGAAATTGATAGAATAAGGATGGCATCTATTTTAGATAAAAGAAACGCATCACACTACCCGTTATGGGACTTATTAGACCAGACAACTCTCGGGAACGGAAAGAATGCACTTGAATATTTCCATCAGTTGGCTTATGTGCAAAACTCCGAGGGCGAACTCAGCCGTCCGGGTAAAGCATTTGGTGTCGGTGTTAGAAACAGAATACAACAGTCTACACAGGCTACGAGTGCAGAGGCAGTTAATGTATTAGAAGCCGCAGAAGAAGTTGCACGTCGCCGACCGGGTAGACCTCCGAAGACAAACAACGCTTAAAATGATCTATAAATAAGGGGGAGACAATCCCCCTTAATTTTTATAAAGGAAAAAAAAATGAATACAATATTTGTTCAGATAGCAAGTTATCGTGACCCTCAATTGATACCAACTCTTAATGATATGTTACAGAATGCCGATCATCCTGAAAATTTACACATAGGAATATGTTGGCAACATGGAGATGATGAGCCTACCGATATCTTTTTAGATAATGAAATAACTATATTAGATTTTTATGAAAAATCTGGATTTAATGTTTTAAAGGCAGAAAAGAAAGGTGCAAAATTTTCTATAATTGATGTCCATTATCATAAGACTAATGGTGCTTGCTGGGCAAGAAATGCAATACAACAATTATATGCAAAAGAAAAGTATACTTTGCAGTTAGACTCACACCATAGATTTGCAAAGGGATGGGACACCACACTCATAAACATGTTAGAGGGATTAAGAACTCAAAGTGAGAAACCTTTACTTACTGCATATGTACCATCATTTGATCCTGATAATGACCCGCAAGGTAGAGTTATGCAGCCTTGGCAAATGAATTTTGATAGATTTATACCAGAAGGTGCAGTGTTTTTTATACCGTCTGAAATACCAAACTGGAGACAATTAAATGGGCCGATACGTGCAAGGTTCTATTCGGCACATTTTTGCTTCGCTGACGGTTCTTTCGCTGAAGAAGTACAACATGATCCTGAATATTTCTTTCATGGAGAAGAAATTTCAATATCAGCTAGAGCATTTACACACGGATACGATTTATATCATCCACATATACCTATAGTTTGGCACGAATATACTAGAAAGGGTAGAACTAAAGTTTGGGATGACCACACCGAAGCACAAAAAAATAAAGGTAGAATTAATTTACATTGGTTAGAAAGAAATAACATATGCCATAGAAGAAATAGAATATTATTTGGTATGGATGGAGAAGACCAAAATAGTATAGATTTTGGAAAATATGGTTTTGGTAGTAAAAGAACTCTTAAAGAATATGAAGAATACGCTGGTATAAGTTTTAAATATAGAGGTGTTCAACAAAAAACTTTGGATAAAATTGATCCAGTTTGGCCTTTACAAACCTCTTATGCAAGTGAAGAAGATTGGAAGAATACTCTAGTTGGCTCCCATGATATAAGAATATGCTTCCACAAGAGTGAGTTGGGTGAGTTAGTAAATGATTTTGATTTCTGGTATGTAGGCGCACATAATGCGGAAGGAAAAGAAATTTTTAGAAAAGATTTAACACAACCAGACATCAATAATTATTTACAAAATGATTTTATTGATTATAGATTTATATTTTTATCAAATGAGAAACCGGCTACATACACAATTTGGACACATAGTACTAGTAAGGGCTGGATGTTCAAATTGGATAAACCTGTCCCGCCACATGGATGAAAATATCTAAAAAAACCATTGAGAAGTGGGTACCATATTCAGAGTATAATGTAAAAAATTTGGTGCTATACACTTTACAAATTTTGCCACAAACCCAAGTTACCATTATGGATATTGGTAGCAATATCGGGAGCTTTGTTAAGTGTATTAATGATAAAATTACAGTTAGAGATGCAGTATTGATTGAACCTATAAGAGAGTTGTTGCATTTTTCAAAAACATATACAAATCCTAATTTTAAATTTGAACAAGTTGCCTTATCTAATTATAATAAAACTGTTGATTTTTATATCTCTAATACTTGGAATCTTGGAGTGAATAAAATTTTAGATAATACTAATGTTTCAACAAGAAAAATAAAAGTTGAAAAATTCAATGACAATCTTGCAATTAAATATAAAGATTTTCATCCAACTATAATAAAGATAGATGTTGAAGGGGAAGAATTTAAGGTGCTTGAACATACACTAGAGTACATTAAAACCCGAAATCTTAGACCTCTTATAATCATAGAAGTTATCAAAAGTCAATGCCAAGATGATATTAAAAATTTCTATGCTTCACTTGGCGATGGCTATAAAATAGTAGATAAATACGCAAGTGATTCTTGCGACCTATTTTTTGTCCCAAAGGAATATAATGTTTAATATAAAAGATGAAGACAAATTAATCATTTCCATATACGGCTCTCACAATGCATCTGTTGTAATGTATTATAAGGGAGAATATACTGTCGTAGAAGTTGAAAGATGGTTAAATTTAAAAAATGCAGGCTTAACCTTGTATTATCCATGCCAACAACCACAAATAGTATTTGATGAAATAATAAATTATTTGTTAAATAAATCTGGTAGAACACACGTTGATGTTTTATTATTAAACTATGCAGATTATTTAGATTTTAAATTTGTATACAAAGAGAAGATTGGATTCGATCATCATACTGCTCATGCTGCAACGGCATTTTATCAATCACCATATGAAGAAATGTTAGTATTTACATATGATGGTGGTGGCAATGGTGGCTATTTTAATGTATATACTGCATCAAGACGAGATGGTATTAAATTAATCAATAATTTAGATTATGATCTAGGTTATCCTTATATGCTTTTGGCTGATCATTTAGAAGATATAAGAAAAGAACCTTTAAATATTGGTAATTTAGTATATGCTGGAAAATTAATGGGCCTTTGCTCTTATGGTAAAGTTAGAGAAGACTGGTTGCCACATTTTGAAAATTATTACCAGAAATTTAAATACACCGGCGATGCATTCTTCGGTGGTAATGAAATCCGCCCACAAGCATTAAAACAACTATTTGAAAAAATAAATTTAGAATTTGATTTAAACACAACACGCTTTTCAGGTCAAATAGCATGGGATATTGCTGCAACTACTCAAAGAGCATTTGAAAATGAATTTCTAAGGCACGCACAGCCGTATATCGACAAGTTTCCAGACCTTCCTATCGGATTAGCTGGTGGATGCGCATTAAACGTTCTATTAAATAAGCGAATATTAGATAACAAAAAGGATAAAAAAGTTTTTGTTCCGCCGAACACTAATGACTGCGGTATAGCTGCGGGTGGTGTTTTGTGGTATTTAAAACCTCAAAAACAAGTGGATTTGACTTATTCCGGCTTGCCGATTTTAGATGCAGATAATTTAGGTTATCTTATTAACAAATATTATTTGGAAGTTTTCGAAAATGTAACTTTAGATGAGCTAGCAATTTATTTAAACGATGGACATATCGTTGGAATTATCCAAGGAAATTCTGAACATGGGAGTAGAGCTTTAGGTAATCGAAGTATTTTATGTGATCCTCGTAGTGGGATGAAAGATATTTTAAATAATAAAGTAAAAAAGAGAGAATGGTATAGGCCATTCGCGCCTATGGTCAGATTGGAGGATGCACCAACATACTTTGATATTCCAGAAGGCGTAGAATCTCGCCACATGGTTTTTGTTGCAAATGTTAGAGATGAGTGGGCCGATAGACTGGCATCTGTAAGACATGAAGATGGAACTGGAAGATTGCAAACAATTACAAAAACTCAGAATCCATTAATATATGATCTTCTTGGAAAATTCGGAAACTTATCTGGACACAGCGTTTTGCTTAATACTTCGTTTAATATAAACGGAAAACCTATTTTAACAAGATTAGATGACGCCTTTAAACTTCTGAAAGAATCAGATTTGGACGCTGTGTATTACGATGGGAAGATGTTCTTCAAGCACAACACTTCCAAGAATTTTTCAATTATACGAAAAAATAAAATAACATCAAAGATAAACAAAGATACAACATCTGTTTTATATTATTTTAACACAGAAGTTCCAGATAATATCATAAAGACTGCTGAAAAATATATAAAAAATATAAGCAAGAAAATAGTTTTCATGATTAACCATGAGATTTATGATAAATTTAAAAAGTATGAATCTGAAAATGTAAAAGTGCATCTAGTTACAGAAGGTAGAAAGTATTTCATGAGTCAAATTTACAACCGTGAAGTTAACTTAACTAAGATGAGTGAATTAATAAAGTGTCTATGGTTCAAAGAACTTATAAGAGAAAATGTTTTTAATAATCAAAACCATATCTTTATAAACTTAGATTCTAACAATATAAAACTAAAGCATATTTTTAAAGCACTAGAAGCTGACACGCATACGACTGTTTATGCGACAGGGTATTTAAGAAAGGAAGAAAACAGAGTCTATGGTGAGGATTTCTTAAAAAAGAGATACAATAAAAAACCAGAATATTCTATGAACTTAGATATTTTGTATGGAGATAATGACGATTTGATTATTATATCGAATCTGTATGAAGCATATTTGATTGGAGGTTTCCAAGAAGGGAAAATTGGTGTAGAAGCAGATTATCTAGACTTCCCGATGTTAGAAAATGAAAAGATTAAAATACATAGAGTTGATTGATTATGGCAAGAAAAAATTTAACATTAGTAACTGGTTTATTTGATATCGGTAGAGATAAGATTCCTGAAGGATTCAGAAGACCATTTGATCATTACATTAAACACTTTATAGAATTCTTAAAGGCTACAAAAAACTATCCTTTAGTGGTGTATATCGAAGCTAAACATGAAGACATTGTATGGCAGCATAGAAGTCGTGAAAACACTGCAGTTGTAATTAAAACTTTAGATTACTTTAAGAAATTTCCATTTTTTGAGCAGGTTCAAAAAATAAGAAATAATAAAGAGTGGAAGGAACGAGCAGCGTGGATTGTTGACAGCCCACAATCTTCAATGGAACTTTATAATCCGTTGGTCTTCAGTAAACAATTTATGTTAAATGATGCAACCCATTATAATTTCTTTAATACAAAATATTACTTGTGGATTGATGCTGGAATTACGAATACAGTGGGCGGCTTAAGTGGATATCTAGATAGAACATTCGAACAACGAGTTACTCCATATTTGAAAAAAATGTTATACTTATGTTTTCCATATGACGGGAAAATTGAAGTTCATGGTTTTAAAAAGAATAAGATGGATGAACTCGCAGGTAAGCCAACAGAATATGTTGCTAGAGGTGGTGTGTTTGGAGGTTCTAAAGAAACAATAAACCGGATCAATGAAATTTATTATTCACTACTAAATCAAAC